GGCGACGATTAACAATCCGGCAAATTATGTTGAAGGTGCGGCGGTGAATGGATGGATTCGTGGAGGTGTTCCGTCGCGCGAGTTGGTCCGCGACCAGGAGTATCTGTTTAGCGGATCGAAGTAAAGCGTGCACCGCCACACACCGCCACCGCATCATCACACCACCCAACCCTGCAACCGATATCGGAGAAGACGAGCAGAGCGAAATAACGGAGCGACAGCGAAGTTATGTAGCGATGCGAGAAGAGAAGAGAAGAATATAAAGTTATATATTCATATACTTTTATATATACAAAACCTGTTTTATTATGACAACAACCATGAACGAAATCGATTTAGTTGAACCTTATGAATTGCCAGAATCAGAACCTACACCGGCGGTGCCGTCTGACGCCCCACCTGCAACCGAGCTCGACCTATCTGGATATCATTATGACCTTGTACTTACCTATAAAATGATTGAAGATGTCGATGATCAAGACACGTTATTTCGTATCCAGTTCCTTCAGGCATTCGGGATTACAGATGACGAATATCATCCGGAGATCGTTTCTGCGGTTATTGATGATTTGTATGAACGATTTCGAGAGAATTCGGGTATCCGAGGAATTTTAGAGTCACATCCTCTGTTTCATTCGAAATCAATACGGCCTGAAAAGGAATATGTGAGCGGAGCCGACGACACGACAGATGACACGACATCGGGTGAAGTGACCGATGAAGATGCAGAAACCCCCGCATTATCTAATACCGGTGATAATAGTGAGATGATTTTCTGTATGATGTTTTCATTTCAGCTATTTGACCTATTCCACGCATGTATGCGTCATGCCAAGCACGGGGAAGATATACCTGCGGCACTACGGGATGAAATTACTGAATGTTTTCGGACGATGTTTTAGGCGAAGAAGTATTCAAAATGTAATATTATATAGAATAAAAATAACATAACATTATAACGAACGAAAACACGCATACACACGAATGGCATCTACTCGAAACAAGAATACACGCACCGATTTCAAAATCGAGCAAAATTCCCAGAACATCGCACGTAATTACGTCGCGTTTGAAAACGGCTACGCCGGTAAGGCGTATGAGCCGGCACTTGCATACGAAAGTGTCGGTATCCTCCCCACGAAGATGTCCCGCGAACACTTCTCCCAGAATTCGGTGGATATTGAATCCGCGTTATTCGGCATTAACTCCACGAATCTTGTAGAGCCACAGGCACATGTTGTCCCGAAATTGAAGCAACTCCCCGAAGTTAAATTCTTTGATAGGATGGCGATGTTTATGCCGGAACCGCTAGTGGTAGAGAAGGCTGCGCGCCCGTTTCAGCATGCTGAGACCAAACTGTTTTAAGGGGGGGCGCTGGGGGGTAGGGATGGTGGTGCTGGGTGGTAGGGATGGTCGGCGGAACTATCCAGTTTTAGACGTCCCTAGGCGTCACTCGACCGTGACATAATAAATAATCTATCCAGATATTAGTTATTATGACGAAAAAGGTGTCTCGTAAGAAACACGATAATAAAACCAAACGACGTAGTCGTGCTAGTACGCGTAGTCGTGGTAGTCGGCGAACGCGTAACAGGCCAACACGGGTTAAACGAGGTGGGATGCATGCGGTAAAACGCTTTGTGCATAATCCTGTGCGTTCATACTTTTACGGCACCGTATTGCCTCTATTAAAAACGTATGACAATCAGGTAGTAGGCTATAATCCTCATCCATCTGACGGTAGTGTTGTCAAATATGGAGAAAGATATTATAGAACATTTGCGGATATACCGATTGATGAAGGTATCAAAGCAACTATTAATACTTTAAAAAAGGAACTAGAAGACCTAGAAGACCCGGTTAAAAATTTTGATAAAATAAAATCGGCTTATGATAAAGTAATTTCAAAATTAGAAGAAGAGAAAAGACAACAAGATAAAGAAAATGGTGGTAATCCAAAACCAATTACAGCTTCGACATTCTCGCCATCTCCTTCTGTATCGCCATTTTCTTTGCAACAGGAAGGTGATCAACGTACCCAACGGGTTGGCGCACTGAGCCAGATTATGAACCAACCATTTGGGACACCTAATATTGTCAAGTATCCCAGTTATTCTTCTGATAGTGTAACACCGGCAAAACCGCGACAAAAAGGAACTATTGGTGGGGTAGTAGGTGAAGATGATGATGATAGAACCGCACAAGTGCTGTTTGGCGTCGAAACACCACAGTCTTCACCTATCCGGTCGCCACCTCCTCCATCATCAAGTAATCCATCTGGTCCAGAAGATAAAGAAAACGAATTATTAACTAGTCCTGTTCGCAATCTACGCTTCTAATATTACAACCTTGAATACGTTCGTCCGAAATATTTGTCCAATTGTCCTATGCAGATGTCGCCATTTTTCACCTGTCGCGGCGTCGGGATGCTTGTATGTGTGACTTCTGTCACGAGAACCTTTTTGTCGCGTTGAATCCAGTAACAATACGGTGGGCTTATGATGATTTTTCCGTTGAATTTATGCTGTGACGGATTCGCCAGGCGTAATTGCTGTGCTGCTTCGGAATACCAGCCGAAAAACAGCGTTGAGTCTTCAGGATAAGGTGTAGATGGTGGGGCGGGAGGGCAAGATGTCGTCATCGTGGTCTTCAGTCGTTTGTTTGTTTGCTTGATAATAATATTCACTATTATCAATCAAAATAAATCAATTTTATTCTGGGGGTTGCGCCCCCCTACGGCGCTGGCGTCGCTTCGCTCCGCGGTGGGGTGTGGTGGGGTGTGGTGGGGTGTGGTTTTAATCAACATCCAATCCTGCAAACTGGTTCTGGACCTTCACGCTTCCCGTGAGCTTTGCACCCTTTACTTGGTTGGCCGCATCGTTGTCGGCATAGCGATTATTATCCTCTCTCGGAATCTGAACAGTTAGTGTAGGAACCATCCGTCCGCCTCTTGCAGGTCGTGTGCTACGAAAACCGGATTTTGCCTCGGCTGAACCTGAATTCGAACGCTCAATCGGCTTTTTTTGAAACGTCCTATGCTTTTGCTGAGCATCGGCGTGGGCGTGGGTGTTAGCGTAAGCGTGAGTCTCGGCATCAGCGTCATGTCTCGCCACAATCACTGGCGCAGTCGAAGCAGGTGTGGCATTCAAGCACGCCAACTGTTGCGGCGCTGCCAACTGATTCACATAGTTAATCACCGCGTGTTTGGTAATAAATGCCCCCGCCTCCTTCATCGTCGCCAGATAGGTGTCATAATGCAGCTTGTACATGTGTGTCTTCAACTCGCGATCGTACTCTTTCAAAGGCTTTGCGTCCTTCTTGACATAGTGCTCAATATACGCATCATACAGCCTTTGGGTGTAATCATGAAGGCGATCGCGGAACTGGCGGAACGTGCGTGAATGTTGCGGATGATACTTCAAATACTCATCGATTGCACGATCCTTACGAAGCTGAAGATACTGCGCCATCAACTTCTGCTCCATACCCTTACGCTTCTTCACGCTCTCATACTTGGGATTACGCTTCTTATAACAGAATCCAGTATCTTTATCCGCGAAAACAACTCCGGGCAAAGAAATGCTACGAGTGTCAGCCGATGCATACATCTTGCAATAATCATCCACAGTGTGCGGAGTGAATGTCGCAGTCGCTGTGACCGCCTCTGTCTCGGTATCATCCAGAACACATGTCAGCGTTGAAGGCATATGCGAAACACTACCGCCAAAGTTGGCAGAAAATATGTCGCGGTTGATACGGATTGCATTCACACCGCCGCCGTCAAGTGAAGTCAATTGATACACCGCAACCAGATACAACTTTGGAACCGTAATCGTATTCACAATTTGATTTTTGGGGTGCTGGACTACGAATGAGTAACAGTACTCCTTAGGAACACTAGCCAATCCGCCTGGAAGCAAGCTGAAAACTTCGCAAATACGACGACGAAGAAGTTCTTGAACACCCAGTTTTTGAAATCCACGGGATGTATCAGCCTCCACTCCAGCGCCGGAGCCCGTACCCGTGCTGGCTTCAGTTGTAGTTCCTGCCGCCTGAGCCTCTGCCTCTGCTTGAAGAATGTGGTCAAAAGAAACCTCTCCAACGCAACTCTTCGTCGCGATATACCACTTTCCATTCGAGTCATCGGTCCCGGTCCCGGTCCCAGTCCCGGCTCTCCAGAACAGATTCACCATGATACCTTCGACCAGGTCCTCTGCAGTCAAAGAGCTACTCACCGAATTCACCTCATGCGTCTTCATATCATCCGAAAGAGTTAGCATCTTGGGTGGTGCGATGCAGCAAATATGCCCGGCTGCATCAAAAACAACAGAACGAAGCCGCCCCACCGTAGAGTATTGCTCAGCTGTGAGTTTAGCACGGTCATACTTCAAAGTGTAAAATACACCGGACGACTCGGTTTTAGAGAAATGAAGTAGATATCCTCTCTCAGCACACCATGTACGGATTGCATCAAATTCTGATTTCTCAAGTGAGCTCGCCTTTATCTTATTGACAAACTCGGACAAGTCAGAAAATTCGTTGGAAGAGATAGAAAACATTACGATAATGAATATTATATTATCATACAATTAATCTTTATATCGATTATTATATATCAACGGGATATATAATAAATTATAAAATTATAAAATAACCACATAAAATAGTAGTAACTATATAGTATATTATCATAATATGGATCCGGAAGAGATCGATCCAACATTAACAATAGAATCAGGTGGTGGTAGTAGCGATGAAGATGAACAGCAATCACCAGGACAAACCGAGGTGGTTTCATTATCTATCGAGCTTGGTGATATCATAAGGATTATTGCGCCAACACACCAAGAAATCCATGAACATGTTTTTTTAGTCGATTATCTATCCTCTCGTAAAATCAAACTCATAGATATAGAATCTCTCAGAGAGACTATTTTAAAGCTGGATGCAACCGGAAAACTCACCGATGAAAGTATAACAACCATCGAACTTTTAAGTCGCGCCGATGAGAAGGGGTATGCAAGACAAAATAATTTAGTCGTATCTACATGGGTGGATATTCGGTTCGGCGGCGATGTTCCGACCATCATTACAGGTATGATTACGAACTTGGAAGAGGATATGATCGAGATACGCACTTATCCCGAAGATGAGATGATATACATTAATTTCGGTTATATGGGTATTCCGGAAAATTTACCGATTGAAGAGATCAAAATTCGTGCGCCTCCATCGGCGTTTGGAACCGAAAAACATGCTGAGGCGGCAGCTGCCGGTCTCGGTGCTGAGGCCGATGCCGGTTTTCTAGCCATGGGTATGGATGCTATTTCGCAGGAAGAATCATCCAATCTTACGCCGCTGGAAGAACGCCGAAGACAGCGACAGCTCGCCCGAAGCGCTCAAGGCGGCGATGATGCTACAGAACAGCCTATTGGCGAATCCGAGCATACAGTGTTATCGGATGTACGTCCTTCCGCCTCAGGGCCCGCCTCCGCCGCCGGTGTTCCAACGGCTGCACTTCGAGAGAAATTACGCTCGATCTTAATCGACGCAGACCAAATTCAAGTTGGAGAAGAATTAGACGTCCTTGTCCAAACAGTTGATATTCCGGACGAGAACCGGCGTTTTAATTTAGATAAGCAGTGTGATGATCTGCTTGATACGTTGATGACGAATATCCCGTCCTCCGAGAAAACGCGGTCGGTTATCGCGAACATTCAGAGGATGGTGATCCGGTTTCGCGAGTTACGACACAAATTCTCTCAGTTTGACGCCAACGGAAATCCAGCGATCCCGCCTCCCAAAAGCGCTCTTTATCGCCCACTCGTTGATACGTTAATGCGCATGGACCACGCACTTCGGTGGATTATCCCGATTGTGAAAACGCGGAAGGTGATCTATGATATCCCAATCGATGAACGAACCGCAGCAGAAATGGATATTGCACCTCGTCTTATCCAAGAAGAACGAGAGACTGAGAATCAACTTCAACGACAGTGGCATGACGGATCTTTGACATACGCGCAGTATATGACAAATCTCTCGGCACGGCATTTTACACCCAGTTATGAACCTCGCTACATGCAGGATGTTATTAGTTCGCGTCAAGTAAATGAGAATATTACTGCAGTTATCGACAACTTGGATGATTTTTACTCATCGATTGTCCAGGGCGAAGAAGTTAAGCGTCGCAGGTTTGTTATTCAGAAATACAATCTTGGACTTTCAAAGGTTCAGCAAGCATCGTCATCGTCATCGTCATCGTTATCATCCCGTGCATCTGCTGATACAGGGTCTGGACCAGTCGCTGTCCTCAAACGAACCACCGAATTCACGAATCTCACTCCCAACGAACGAATGAATGTCGTCGGTTTCATGACGTTCCCCGAGCCGGTTATCTATCATTCGCGCATATCACTTCCTAGTATTAACATTCTCGATAAATCCGACCTTAACACCAAACATGTTCATTACTGGGATATGTTGCGCCAGACGATGACGCTTACAACTCATGATATCGACAACCTCGACCGACCCCTCGATTTAAATGCGCACGGAATTCTCCATGAAATAAAGCAGTTCGTCCTCGAGCCAGCGGTTGCAGCCGGTCCGGTGAATGAACGCGACAAATACCGGAAGTTTCTTGAGGTTATTATACCAAAAACCCGTAATATTTTCGATATGATGCGCCAGTATATCCATGGTCGGCTTACATTACAGGACGTTCTTTCATTCATAGAGCCATTTCTAATATATCAGGAAGACTTGAACGTGAAACAATATGACGAAATCGTGACATTTCTCTATGAACGCGTTCTTGAATATAAGCGAAATTATGCGACAAATTACCGGAAGTTTGGGCGTTTGCGCGCATTTCATTATAATGTGCGTTACATGGGTGTATCGATGATATATAAACTCATCGTGACTGGGCGAATGATGGATGCTGATGTATTCAAAGCGTATGGATTCCAAGACACTCAGGTTCGGTCGGCGGGTAGCTCCAGCGCCGGCGCCGGTGCATTCGACGAACGTCAGCGTCAGCAAATGCGTGGTCGTGCGTATGCGGCTGGAATAGCCGAACAAACCGAGTATAATGAAAATTTACTGTCATCATCGGAGCTTCTCTCGCGGATGTTGGCGATTGATTATGCCAAGTTGTATATGGATGCTGTCGCGATTACTACGACGGAACTGATTACACCTTTCGATTTTAATTTGGTGTTAGGCGAACAGAGTCAGCAGTTGCGAGACGCGGGGGCGATGCGCGGACCGATGCGTGGAGGAGCGCCAGGGGGCGAAGGAGCCGCAGTGGCAAGAGCGCGTGACCCGGAATCAGCAGTGGGACCCAAACGATTTGGGCTCGTTCTCGCGAAGAATTATCAAAACGAAGAAGCTCTTCAAGAAGATAATGACAGCGAACGACCTGTTTTCTTTGATAAGAAATATGACACCACCGATTATGATTTTATTGAATCGTATCGTGAACAGCAGGAAGCTATGAGTTCTGTTGATTTCTCTATGTTTATTGTGGATGAACTTATCAAGAAGAAGAAAATGACATATGAAGAGGCAAAGAAGGAATCTGAAGCCATTATGTTGGGCCCAGGGATGCGCCCGGTGAATGATGGCGATTATGCAGTTGTAGAAGAAGAAGAATATGTTGAACCGGTGATGTCCGGACAAATGTCGAGAGATGAAGAGGGTACAACTGAAACCAAATTCTTGTATTTTAAACGCGAAAATGGAAAATGGGTTCGTGATACAAGTATTCCGGCCATCATTCCAAGCAGCGACCGGAACTATTTCTGTAATGTAAATCGCGACTGTATTCCGTTGGCGATGGAGGCGACGCGTGACTTTATGTTGCAAGGTGAAAGCGCGGGTGGCGGCGGCGGTGGTGGTGGTGGCGGTGCTACGAGCATGGTGCATATCACAACGAAGGAAGGGACCGACGCGGTGAAGAAGGCATTTCTAGATAAGATGAAGGCCGAATTTGATTCGAAGTATCAGGTAACTCGAGAGAATTTCATGGAGTTTGTCAATAAAAAATTCGAATATGACCTCAAAAATATCGCGCGAATTATGGAAATACAGCATAAGGAGTTTTATAAATATAACGACCGTAAATATAAGCTTGGGTTTCATGCTGCCTCTGCATCCGGTGCGGGTGCGGCAGAGGATGAAGACATCGACGCAATCATATCGCCGATGGAACCACTGAAGGACAAGATTATCGCTCAAACCGATTTTGTCAAACGCCAGACCGATCTTATGCAATTCATTACGAGCTTTACACGTAAGGCAAATGAAATCATGGATGAAGACTCTAATTGGTTATACTGCATTAAATCGAATGTGAAGTTATTACCGTCTTTTTATGAAACCATCGCGGTTGCATTTCTTCAATCGTCGGCGTCGTCGTTGTCTGTGAATTCGTTATCGGTAGTCATCGACACAATATGCAAAGAACGCGGAACGATAAGTGATGACGGTGATGCATGGGTTGATAAATTTAGTGGCGCACTTATCAAGAAAATAGAACACGTTACTGAAGAAGGGTTTGATGACACCGGATTTCGCTTAATCACACGAGATATTATTGAAGCCGATTTGGGTGAAGGGGTATTGAACGTGGCAAAACCGGCGGCGGCAGGATGTGGCGCGGCAGCATCAGGAGCAGCAGGAGGTGGAGGACTGAAAGGCGTGAGTATTATTGAGAAGTATGATAGCCCTAACGCTCGTATTATTAATAATATCATAACCACGATGACCGGATATATGGGGATCGACCTACACGCAGAACGTGAATTTATCATTCAGCATACTCTCGCGCTTTTGGAGTCATCTGTTCCAACGGAAGACAAGTACCGAGAAAGGTCTGAAAAGTTTTTCCGAGAGAAAGGTAAGCATCTTCCGCCATACAAGGAGACATTCTTCCAGACACTTCTTCTTCTTACGCTTTGTTATCTCGGGATTTCTATCCAGTGTGTGATACCGTCACCGAAGACGCGCAAGACTCATGCTGGATGCGTCCGTTCATTTACAGGGTATCCGATTGACGGCGACGGCGACGTCTCGGGCCTCATGTATATTGCTTGTATTGCTTATAAAATAAAGACGAGTATCGAGCCATGGAATACGTTGAAATCATTCAAGAAGGAGGGCGATATTCTTGCGAAGATGAAAACTCTAATGGACGCATCCATCCTTACCAAGCCGATAATCAAGGAGCGATTGCAGATGAAGCGAGATTATTTGCGAGATGTACGCGCGGGAGGTGCCGGCGAAGCCGTTCCAGAAGAACTATCAGTGCTGCGTTGGGCCAACTTTATGCCTGTTATGAAATCTCTCGACAATATGCCAACACCTCAAAATGTTGCGGCGGATTTCGCGAACCAACTTATCACTGATATGAAACGCGGATTTCACGGTCAGCATGATAAACTTGCAGTACTCGAAAGCAAGTGTCAGTATTTCGGTCTTTCTATCCAACAAATGATACATCACGTTGTAAAGAATAGCAGCCCTCTTCTATTGAATATGGCTAGTGAACCTTTTCTCGAAAATGCGTGCTGTAATGAGCCGGTAGATCGCCGTAGTAAGCGCGTCATCGACTATTTTATGGAACGTGAGCAGAATATCCATCATCATAACCGAATTATCGGATTCTTAACAAAGACGTTGAGAGAAATGGCGGTGATGACACGCGCAACGACTATCATCGACAACCGAAATACGCGATTCCAATATCCGAATATTCCGGCCGCTTTCAACGAACAAACCATATATCGCGCGTTTATTCATTATTGTCGGATGAATCAGCAATACGCTGCGGCTGCGGCGGCGTCGGCGTCGGGGGGCGCGGAGACCAGTTTCGGCACTGATAATCCAGTCAGCACAGCCGTTGCGATGTATTTACATCCGGAACTTCGAGAGATTTGCCCTGCAAAACCCCAAGATTGGAACTCAACAGATATTATCGATGATAAAATACGCAAATTGAAACGTGATTCGAATATATTTGATGATAAGAGTCTGGCTCGGTTATTAAAGGCGGTGAATGGGCATAAAATGGTGGATGCGAGTTATAAAACTGCAGTTCGCCCGCAAGAAAACGTCCCGTTTCAGAGGTTTCAGGATGCAATCCTTCATTTAGATAGGTGTGACAACGGCGGCGAAGGCGGCGAAGAAGAATCTCGCGTTCAGCAGCAGCGCAGCGAACTTGACCAATCGATTATTCCGAGGGAATTGCGTCAATTGATACTTGCAATACTTCAGTCGGGATCAAAATACGTTCAAGAAGACACGGAAGAAATGCGCGAGCTGAAGAACTATCTTCAAACGAAGAACAGAGAGATGCGTGTGGAGGTTGTAGGGTTTATCCAACAAAACGCGAAACAAACCAAAGCCAAGTTCCGAGAGATTGAGAAAATCGTAGATACGGTTCTCGATTTTGAGATCAATAAGAGTAGTACGGTTCTGATGTCGGCCACTGATGAAACAAGAGCGAAAAGCATCCAATTCATGAAGAATACACTCACGCGGTTAATCGATGTTATCCCCTCCATTATTAATTATGGTGTGGATTTCGATGATACGAATATCCCGAAGCACTGGGGATTCTCTCCAAACCATATGAAAGATATCAAAGGTATTATTTCATCACATTATACATCTCTCAAGACGTTCTACAACGACCACGTAATCAAAGAGGTTTTGCGTCATGCGGAACATCATGTTCGTGACTTAAAGGTTATGTTGGAAAATACACCGTTCATGGCGGAGATATTTTTCGATGAAGAGAAGGATGCGAAGATTGCCGCGAATGCTGCACTCCTGGCGGTTCAAAGTCAAGCCAGAGTAAGCCAACCCCGTGAAGTTGATATCGAAAAAGAGCTTGGCGAACGTGTTCCTCATTCTACCCGCAAGAATATATTTACGATGTATTCGGTGTTTGACCGTAATATCGTGTGTAATTTATATCTCTTCTATTTTCTCTCGTTTATGCGAACATTCGTCCAACTCGTTGCAGAGACGCCTATTTCGATTTATCAGACGGAACCTACGCGGGTAATACGGCGTGGGGCCGCGGCGGCAAAGTCCGCAAAAGGGCGCAAATCAGGGTCTATGTCCGCGTCTGTCAGTGCTACACCTGGCGCCATCGCACGTACTGCAGCATTCCGTGAAGAGGAAGACGCCCAAGAGAATGATATTGACCCGCATTCTCGCCTGTATTCTGCAGACGCAGCTTCGGCCGACAAAGGCCAACTTCTCTCAGAGATGGATATGATGATGGGTGATAAGAAGGCACTTGGACAACGTGTCTCTGAATTAATGGTCGCATATCTTCGTATGATTGAGAAGGACAAGGCGGCTGTTAATTTCAATCTCGCGAATATTAAGGAGAAGCTTACACGCGTGAAAGACAAGGAGAAGGACGGGGTTGTCGAGAGAATCGGGGCGATGTCGGTTGGCGAACGCCAGCTCGAAAATCTGATGAAGACGCACAAGATGGGAATCTGGAGCCGCGGAACATCACAGACAGGTGTTGTCATCTACGACCAGGATTATTATGATGAAGAACGTGATGAGATGGAGAAGATTGCACAGAAAGAACGCCAACTTGGCCGGCGGGACTATGTCACGGATATGAACCGAGAGATTTACGTGATGGATGCGCTGGAAGAGGATCGGACCGCGGCGGAAATCGAGGCGCATGAATTGGATATGTCGACAGGTATTCCGGAGGATGATGATGCAGGAGATGACGACGCCGCATTTATCCACCGACATGATGATGAAGGAGAAGCCTACGAAGGTGGTGGCGGTGCAGCCGGTGGTGGCGGCGGAGGCGACTGGGATTAACCCGAGGGAGCGCGGTATAAATATGCGCCGGTGTAAAAGATGTAAAACTAAATATTGTAATATACTAGTAGGAAGGCTATTACAATACAATACAATACAGAATGAACACATTCATGACCCTCGTCCGCAATAATTTAGCAGGATCAGCCATTTTATTATACGTTATCGTATTTATGCTGGTTCAATACATGAACCCAAGTTTTCTTTATAACGAAGATGGCTCATTACGCGAATTCGGCATCGGGTATTCTAGTAAAACGGTGCTTCCGATTTGGCTGGTGGCGATTATATTAGGAATTCTCTCGTATCTAACAGTTTATTATGTATCACGGCCGGCGATGCGGGTCTTCGTGTAGTTCAAACTACGGTCGTTTCGCCTCCGCATACGCTTCAGCTCCACTCACTTCGTTCTCACCCTGACTCGCGTCGCTTCGCGCATTTCGCCTTCGCTGACGCTTCGGCTCCATTTGCTCCCGCTCCGCTCGTGGCCCGCATCTATTTATTACGATTTCATAAATCCCGCTCCATGTCGCGAGAGATACGAGCGGAAGTGGAACCGAAGCATCGCGGAGGTGAAACGACTGTAGCGACGCGAGTCAGTGTGAAAACGAAGCGAGTGGAATGAAGCGATGTGAAGTGAAATGAAGTGAGCAACGCGAATGGAATGAACGAAACGAGCTGAATGAAACGAACGTAGTTTGAACTCCGATCAGGAAGTGATGGTGATCACCTTATTCTTCTCTGCATCTTCCTTCTTCTTCGCATCTGCTTGTTTCTCCTTAAGCACCTGAGCGCGTATCTTTTGTTGCTCGGGGGTGAATGAGCAGCCCATATTCAGTAAGTAATTATAACTAATACTAACCACTAACATACCGCATAATACCAACCAAATAAATTCACCGACCACTGATTTCATGATCAGGAATGTCCGGATTTTCTCCAAGTCTTCTATCTTGGCAGAAGGGCGGATGAGTCGCGATTCCTTGAAACTGTCCCAGAAACGGTCAAGATTATCAAGATTAAGCTCGTTAAGGATGATCGACTGGTCAGTGTATATTTGTTCTAAAGCCCGTCCAATATCGCGCTTGTTCTTTACTTCGTCTCTAGGTATATCTGCGCTGTCTTGAAGACTACTGCTGCTATCGCCGCCAGCACCGCCCTTTTGCGAAGCTGGCGCTAAATCAAATTGCGGCGTTAAAATGCTGTTAAATACATCTTTCATATCTGTCACCGCAGAAACAAAGATATACCCGAACGTATTGCTGAATGGTGTAAGCCAACCCGGAAATACTACCAAAGCTGCCTTCAACACACCCAATACGATGAACCACGGTAATATAGTTGCAATTAACGCGGTTTTCTCCTGATCAAATCCACAAATGTCTTTCGACATCGCAAGATTGATGAAATATTCGCCTATGACGAGTACGAGGAAAAAGATGAAGGTTATCCCGCCACTTAATACGCCCTTTTTGGAATGTTTGTAATATGAATAAGCACCAAATACAGCCAAAAAGAAGAATATCGCGACAGATGAACTTAATTCAGCCATGATGAATTATTATTATTTATCGTTATAGTTATGCGTATTACAATATACCGGGATTATTTTGTATCGCATCCCGTCGCGTTGCATCGCATCGCGTTTCGATCCAGTCCTTATTTTTTCCCATTATAGTAGTGTTCAAGTGATCTGTCTAGTAAAGCGATGAGTGATAATGCACCAGCCCCAATCTTAACCGAGCCAGGTGTTCGATACTTCTTAAGCAAATCTCTCGAACAATGTCACAAGATGAAGGATTATTATCATACACAGACATTCAATTTTACGATGGGTCTTGCATTTTTCATCTGTTTAGGCATCTTTTTGTATCTGCGATATAAAGGCAAACCGACATATGAAGAGGTCGAAGCAAAGAAACGACAGCAACAAGAGTACATTCTCTCCAAACTCAAAATGGTAAATGCTACACATTATGCGCAAAGTAAAGGAATACCGATGGATTGTCGTGTTCATCCTGCCGGAAATGGAATGGGAATGCTCACAAACTTGCCGGTATGGAAGAGCCCTGATGAAGATTATTGGAAACGTGACTATGCGTAGTGAAACGAAGCGGAGCGGAAGACGCCGAGTGAATTCTATCTTTACTATTTATAATAGTAAAATTATTGTAGAATAATTATTGTAGAATAATTATTGTAGAATAATTATAGTAGTACATACCATGCAGGCATCAGTGTATCAAGATTTACATGCGGCGATTCAAGAACGAAACGCAACTCCACAATACGGTGGTGGAGGCGGAGCAGCATCCCGTATCGCCGAGCAGAAACGTGTGCAAGACACCCGCGACAACCTAAAAAAAGCAACCCGCGTGCTCCTTGAAGTAACGAAGAAACAAGAAGATGCCCTTAAAAAACATCTTCAGCGCGCAGCCGACCCCAACGAGTTTCGTGGAATGATATACCCCTACCAGCTCATCCCAGAAGAAGAACGCGTGAAAATCAACGACGCAATCCAGGGGTATTATTCTATGAAGGAAAAGTACAATTCCGCACTCGAAAAGCGTCGTCAGCGCCTGATGAATGACCCCGTTATCAACTGGAAAACCCTTTCCGCACAGCAAAAAGCAAAACGTCTTTCCCTCATTAAACCAGCGTGTATCGTATGCAAGCAGGAAGGCGGTTCTATATTTACTGAAACCGACGGCAAACTCAAAGCCATATGCGGAAATATCTCTCAGCCATGTGGATTTCATATTGAAGTTTTTCGCGGTAAGCACATAAGTTTAGAAACATTAATGAATGAATCTCTCGATGAGGTTCGCGCGACCAAAGATGAAATCATTCGAATGAAGCTCGACCTTTTATTCCAGTTCATAAGTGAGGACGAACTCGTCGAACAATTCGATACGATTCAGCATAAATTACAAGAACAACTTAAAATGTATGCCGAGTTTCGCACGTATTATCTAAGTGTTACTGAAAACGATGATATCCGTAAGGATACAGATACACTTACCCGTGTTATTTCTGAGAAGGTCGCACAAATTAAGGAATATATGACGGAATTCAAAGAGTCGGAATGGAAGAACCGCAGTATCATCGATGATATTCTCGTCCTTTATCAGCAAGATATCGAACCGGCATATATGAAGATGCGAGAGACTAAGTATATTTATTCTCAGGTGGAGACTTCCGAAAACGCAGATGGAGCACTCGTCCAAATGTATAATGACAATGAGTTCTATCTCTCGCAGAAGAAATATAGCTATCATGAGCTCTTCATGCCGGTGATCATGCCCATGTGGATTGCGGATAATCGCATCGTTAGTAAGCCGGTTGGACCTGTTGGACCGGTCATTGCACCACAATCCGAAGGAATATCTGTTCATCAACCCGATCCGTCATCCAAATGGTATAAGGGTAAGGCTGCTGAACTCGCGGCGGCAAAGGCCAAAATGTTCGAGGGACTATAAATAACTCGGACCGAATGTTGGCATGACGAGAGATTATTATCCCGATATAATATAGCACCCACACATCCCTTCATCAACTTACCGATGCTTAACTTATTTAACCACATTTCCCTTCCGATTTTCTTAGTAAGTCTTTCTATTGGGTTGTTTTATGTCTATATCTCGGTTCCAAACCCGAAGATTATTTATGTGTATCCAACCCCCGATAATATCCGCAATTTTCAATTTAAAGACCATGCCGACAATTGTTTTTCATTCAACGCCAAAGAGGTGGATTGCGCGAAAGCGAAAGGACCGGTGAAGAAGATACCTGTTCAGTAAGCAGAACCGAATTATCTCCGTATATATTAGAATACAATGGGGTTTCAGCGTCTGCTTCATACGGAGACCGGACGTATTATTATTTCGATCGTGCTTGGTCTAGGCATCGCATCACTTTTTCGCAAGGTTTGTAAGGACCGGTCCTGTATAGCTTTTCGTGCACCGCCTCTTAAAGATTTAGAGAAAGACACGTACAAATTGGATGACAAATGTTATGAATATAAGACGAAGGCGGTGAAATGTCAGGAAGGGAAGAAGGATGTGAAGCTGCACTAGTGCGTCCAGAATACAGGTCTTCGTTCTTGTCATATGTATATCATCATTTTTTTGATATACATATTTAGTACATTCGATTATAATGAGCGACACGACAAGTATCGATGACTTGCCTTTAAGCAGTCAAACCCCCGGTTCTGCTTATGGTGGCGGTGGCGCCCCGCTAATCTATTCTCCGAATGTAGGTGGTGGCGATCCGATGTCGTCACATGGACCAACACAAGTCCCCGGGAATATAATGAATGAAGTAATGCAAGGTGTTCAACGTGCAAGTGCCAACGGTATGACGATGATACCAACGAGAGATATTCCGATGAACCCGAATGCATTTACGCATGATGACCAGGCCAGGCCGAATTATGTTCCGCAACCACCTCATGACGGTGCAGGGGGGTACGCTGGTGGTGGAGATTACATTAAAGAACACACATCGATGGAAAGTATCGTCCGCGCCAACGCACGCCAATCAAACCAACTCGATACTATCGAGGCGATTTATTACGATCTTCAAATGCCGATCCTTCTCGGCGTACTCTATTTTATATTCCAGATGCCGGTATTCCGCGCACAATTGTTACACTTTCTGCCATCATTATTTGGCGAAGACGGGAATTTCAAAATCGTCGGTCTCGCCGCCACTAGCGCGATGTTCGCAGGCACATTTTTCGTGATTATGAAGATATTCAATAAGTTGGGAGAGGGGTTCAGGTAAGTCACGCGATTCGCTTACTTCCGCGCCTTCCGCGCCTTCCGCGTTTTATTCGCCATCTTCACAGTCTTCACCACATCCGTACTCGCGTGTTCATACGGAATATACCGCAAAAACCATTCTTCGAATTCTCGCGAATCGCGCTTCCCCTTCAATTCTTCGTATTTCTCTGTTTTCTCAAATCGCATCGATTCCAACGTCGGTTGTTTTCCATAACAATTGATACTGAAACGACGTAATAAACCGGTTTGTTTGAGGCGGTTATGTTGTTGCACATCGAAGAGAAACTGAGACATACAAAGGATGCGGTTGATATCGTAATATACACGGTCGGCGTAAATAAACGCCAAATAAAAACTCAACATCGTATCGATCGTCGCAATACGTATTGTCACGCCGCCGGATTTCCCTCCTTCGCCACTGTCAATCCTTATTGTATTATAGCTGTGGCATGCAAGTGGTTTGTACAAAAACGCAATCACTTCATCGCCCACCCGAATATCATAATGCTCGGAAATGACCTCACCAACTCCAGCATGCTTCGTATATTTTACGCCGGTATATTTATGCGCGGTGAGTTCGCGAACGACCTCTTCACATAATTCGCGCGGGTCTTCTGAGAGAATATCGAAATCGGGGATTTTTTGGACGATGCGGCGCTGGTGTTTTGGCATATAACGCGAGTACAGGATATTTGCATACCCGCCGAAGAAAACTGCGTGGTTTTTAATAAACACATCCCGGACAATATTATAGATATCGGTTTCAGCGAGTTCTTTCTCACGATTACTACTATATGATACATGTGATTTATTGACGGAATATGGTTTCGCCTCTTCGGAATGAGACTTAGATCGCGGCATGGACCTGGACCTTCTCGGGCCTGTGCCCGGGCTCGCGGCAGCTTCTTTGTCCGCGTCCGCGTCCAATACTTTCGCCTTCATCGAATACAAGACGAACTCATCATCTTTACCAAATAATCTCTCGTATGTCGCAATCAAACGATATCTATGTGTTAGTTTATCTTCTTCGATAGAGTATTTAAAATCGCCGATGGTCTCTTCATGCGATGAAACCGTATGATACAAACGCTTCATATATGAATCTAAACTATGATATTTCCGTACGATTTGACTCGCTGCTTTGCGTTTGAGCGCTTTCACACTTCCTCCGGCACCTCCACGTTTCACGGTACGCGACCGTGACGCCGATGCAGTCGATTCGGTCGCAGTCCGTGTCTTCGACTTTGACCTCGTTTTTGAAATACTAACTTCCCCCGTATTTGACGCAGTCGCGCCATCAAATCCTCGCTGATACTCTATTTTATCACAGTCATACCCCTTAAGGGGATAATGTGTGTTAAGGAGGGTAAGACGCTTCTGGACTTTCTCCCAACGTGAAACATCGCCGTCGGGGCGCGAGAGTTCGAGATACATCGCCATACGAAGAAAATCGGGTGGTGCATACCGTATATCCTTTTTAATGATTGCATCGCGAGAGATTGCATTGAATAACGCCGGTTCCATATTCGTAATATCCGCAATACCTGTGAAATTCACGAACACCTTATATGTTCCATGATGAACACCGGATTTGGCTTCTACATCTTCATAACCGGCCTTATAATAAATATCGGCGAGTTCTTTTGCATGGTCAAGTGCGTTATCTGAATAAAAATCGTAATCCGGAAGCTCTATATCTTTATTGTAAAACTGTGCATCTTCGGGAAGGATGTTATTGATTGCGGTTCCGCCGTAACACACGAGTTTTTTGTCCGCGATGAATTTTTCGACGATGGATATAATATTTTGGACTTTGGGGTCTTGGATCACCTTCTCGCCCTTTCGTTTTTCTACTAAATCGACGGCATCACGCAAGATCTCGAGTTCTTTCTCTTCGAAGCTTACTTTGTTATCACCGATGTGATTGCTTTTGTTTTTGCCGCCTTCCATTTTTTCGTCGTTTGACATGTATCACCCCGCAAAACTAAAATAATATGATATACTACTATCATATGATTAGATAATTTTTGGAGCCGGCCGTTTTCCATCGCGCATCCGCCTCCACCGCCCCCGCCAAGACACCCACTGCCACCGTCTCCGCCTCCGCCTTGAACCCAAAATGTAATGGGGTAATTTGCGGAGTGAGTGGAGTATCACCCACCGGGTGAGGCGAAACGAACAAAGCAAATTACAGGGTAATCTTGACACCACCTGCCGCCTCTGCAGGACGAGCCTCCATTGACGCCTTCGGGTTGGGAGGTGCCGGTGGAGCAATCGTAATCGGGACATAACGCAAATCCTCGGGTTTCAGGATGAACGCATATCCCACCGATGCAAATTTATCTTCATACGCTTTCAGTTTCTCATCACGTGCCTCTTCCTGAAAACACATCGCGGCGATTTGACAACCCCATGTATATGGCCCGTTATACCCGTCGTTAATCGGACGACCTCCTTTATCTGGTATAACAAGACACATATTCTTTTTATTCGCATCCTTGAACGTCTGTGGGTCCGCGACATTCTTCACTCCGAAGTATGTATATTTTGAAAGAAAAAGCGAGTTCGAACTCATATTAATCAACTCAAACAGTTTGGTATTTCGATATACCTGGTTTGTCCCATCCACCATGAGTATGATTTTCCCCTTAAAGCCTAAAAGGTCTTCATTCCCTAAATCCTTAGATTGGTATTCGCGACCATACTTTGGACCCAACAAATTCCTTGCAACAGTTTTGCTCTGAGAGATGATCTTCGCCAGATTATCATACATGGTGACATTTCGCGACATCATACGCATATGAATGATAAATGGGTCGCCGGGATTCGGGCATTTCGAACCAGAAAACACATAACTACCCAATACTTCAAATGCATCGCTTACGGGAATATGGTTGAACGTTTCCTTGTAATTGAATGAATTCACTGAAGAGGATGCAATAACTGGCTGATTTTCCACCGAAAATACTTCGAAATCGATAAAACGACAACCACGCGCGATGACATACAAAAGTGCATCCATGCTGACATTCGAGTTCTTGAATTTATCGGGATTGAATGCGTTATATGCGGATTTGATGTAATAATCGCGCAACTTGAATTTACTTTGACTGTCCTCGGGGGTAATCGACGTGATATTTTTATCGATGAACGCCTTCGTGTTTTCATCCGGGTTTTCCAAACCTTCTTTTACCGCGTTGATTGGTTTATCTGTAGTTGGCGCAGCTACGGGCGGGGGAGGGGGTGGGGGCGTCGTCCCGGTCTTGAAACTATCCAGTGTCGTTGCCGCCTTTTTACGCTGATTCACCGTCATTTCATTTTCTGGTGTTTCTACTGTAAAATTCTCGGTGGATAGTGCAGTATCCGAGAGAAACGCCTCTACGTTGTTCCTTTTGAGTAACTCATTCAATTGGGTCATAAGTTCTGGTTGTTGATTTTTTTTTGCTTCTTCCGCCACCGAGGCTACCGCCGCTGCCTTCACAGCATCCCTCGATTCAGCCGCAAAACCTTCTTTTATGGCCTTTGCTTGGTAACATCGGGTTTTAATGAGCTCTGATATCTTCCATATTGCAAAAACGATAATAATAACACCTATAAATACGAATTCGACCTGATTTTCTTTCATTATGTTGTATATAATATAGATTTTTATATAAAGTTATTATAACATAACAAATAACAAGCAACGAATAAAATACTAAATGACTGGTGGTTTATTGAATTTGGTTGCTACAGGCAATCAAAACGTTATTCTCAACGGCAACCCCAAAAAATCATTTTTCAAAAGCACCTATCTTAAATATACGAATTTTGGTCTTCAAAAGTTTAGAGTTGATTTTGATGGTCAGAAGAAGTTACGTATGACCGAAGAATCCAAATTCACATTTTACGTTCCGAGATACGCCGAACTACTCATGGATACTTACATATGCGTTACGTTGCCGTCGATTTGGAGCCCGATTAATCCTCCTGCAAATGTCAACGATATGTGGGCGCCGTATGAGTTTCGGTGGATTGAGAATTTGGGTACACAAATGGTAAAGGAAATCGTGATTTCGGTGGGTGGAATGACCCTCCAGCGCTTCACCGGTAATAATTTGATGGCGATTGTAGAGCGCGACCTCGATAATACCAAGCGCGAATTATATAATGAAATGACAGGACATGTGCCTGAGCTATACAATCCCGGATGTTCGGGTGCACGGTTGAATCAATACCCAAATGCGTATCGCACAGGTAATGCCGCCGGTGCAGAACCATCCATACGTGGTCGAAAGTTATACATTCCTATCAACGCGTGGTTCACGCTGTCGTCCAAGATGGCGTTTCCGCTCGTTTGCCTTCAATATAATCAACTCCAAATCGATGTAACGCTGCGACCCGTGAAGGAATTATTCACGATTCGTGATGTGGGCGACCCCGGTAATTATTGGCCGGTTGTCCAACCCGATTTCACGAATCCACTTCATCAGATGTGGCGATTTTTATACCCACCACCTAGTATCGATTTATCGTTGAATTCATATCCTAGTATTCGCACTGACTGGAACGCTGATGTTCATTTGATGGCGACATACTGTTTTCTCTCGGATGAAGAATCCAAGGTCTTCGCAGCCAACCAACAAAAATACTTGATTAAATCATATTATGATTGGGTGTTCAACGATGTAACCGGTAATCGAAAAATCAAAATAGAGAATTCGATGGGAATGGTTGCTTCGTGGACGATGTTCTTTCAGAGGAGCGATGTAAATATGCGAAATGAATGGAGCAATTATACGAATTGGCCCTATGGTTATTTACCGTATGATATTATTCCTGCCCCAACCGATGATGATTGGCGTCCATCCGCGTTTAGTGAAGACGTGAGGCAGACTACCGATATCCTTACAAACCTTAATCCAGCATTCCCACATGACCGCTACTTCTTTGATAAAAATGGCCCGAAGAATGGAATTGGACCGGGTATCAACCCGAAGGACAAACGCCTGACCGGACTTCATATTACAGGCGACTTCCAATCCGAGAATGAGCGCGACATTTTACAGACGTTGGGTATCTCTTTGAATGGAAAGTATCGAGAGAATTTACTGGATGCAGGTGTCTATAATTACGTAGAGAAATATACACGCACACGCGGAAGTGCAAAACCCGGTATTTACTGCTACAACTTCTGCCTGAATTCTGATCCGTTCGACCTTCAACCTAGTGGTGCTATCAATATGAGTAAGTTCAATCAGATTGAGTTGGAAATGGCAACGATTTATCCACCATTGGACTCTGCAGCCGAGGTGAAAGTGATTTGTAATCCGAATACACGAGAGATTATCGGTATGAATAAGCCAAATGTGAATATCTATCTTTATTCATACGATTTGCATATATTGGAGGAGCGGTATAATGTGCTGACGTTTGTATCCGGGAATTGTGGGTTGATGTACGCAAGATGAAATACATCGTTTCGTCTGCTCCGCAACTCCACTCTGTATTTCATCACTTGTCTATTCATTACGTGTATTTAGTAGCATGGCGTTGGCATAGTATTGACATAGTATTTGCTCAGGCGCGGAGCGGAATAGCGGAGCCGTCGGCGCAGCTATGGAAGCGACGTGAGGCGGTGCAGCTATGGAAGCGACGTGAGGCGGTGCAGCTATGGAAGCGACGTGAGGCGCCAAAATTATTATATCGTATATATAACCAGATTACATATACGATGGCGGATGATGAAGAAACAAATGTAAACGATGGTGGCGGCGACGGCGGGGAAGAAGATGGAGGAACGTTTAGCAAAGTAGGCGGGTTCTTTGGGGGTGATGACAATGACAAAGACAAAGACAAAGAAACAAATGTGAAAGAAGAAGAAACACCTAAAAAAGAAAAGGCAAAACCTAAATCACTTTTCGATCTTGCAGCACTGAAAGAGTTCGGGTTAAGTGTATTAACTCTGTTTATCGAAACCATCATTATTTCGGTGATATGTGTCAATATTCTCTTCTTCTCTACACCAGAAAGTATCCGTAATAATGGGCTCAATCTAAATAAACTATTCCCGACTGACCGACATGAGTGGCCGTATTGTTATACGAACGAATATACATCATGTGATGCGGTGAAATGCGACGATAAATTCGGTGGAATCGCCGACGATCCCAAAATCGAAACCGGCAAAAAAATCTACCTGAAGGCCGCTATTCTTCTGGATACATACGTATTCAAATGGTTCTGTCTTACCAAAGAAGATGTAGATATGGTGAAAGATAGTGTGGATGAAGGTGTCACGAAGGTCAATCTTCTGAACTGGGATTTTATTAAGGCGCGTTTTAAGCAATGGATAAACAACGCATTTATTTTTTCATTTTCATCCGACCGCGCGATGATGTTATATGTCTTTGAACAAATATTGAAATTATCGAATGCAATTCCAGCAGAATTATATGATGTCGTTTCGCCGCTCCTTATAATCTTGATGCCGATTGTGTTTCTACTCTTTGTCGGGTTTATGCTGATGGGTGGGCCATTTTTTACAACGGTCATCGGGATGATTTTGAACCCAACAGATAATCGTAAGGAATTTATCGGAGGATCTTTATGGTCATTATTTACCGGATTTGGTCTTGGTATAATACCGACTGTTTCTTATTTTGTTCAACTATTCCAGTTTATCGGCACATTCTTTATTTACCCGCTTCTACACTGGGACCAATACCGCGAGCTATATTCACGTTATGTCCCGATTATATTCTTCTTCTTTAATTTGACACTTATGTTTTATGCATTCGAGTATTTGGATATAAATGTTGCGGCAATTGTGATTTTAATGTTGCTGGTATTGTATCTAACGCATTATTGGCAAGGAATTATGGATTTTGTTAACACCCTTAAAAATTGGGGGGCGTAATACCCACCACCACGTCATACGACGGTGTAAACAACATAAATAATATCGTATAATAAGTATTATATTCATTTATACGATACGACGCGAATATGGGTAAAAAAAATAAGTCGACAACGTCCTCTGCTGCGCCGGTAACACATGTTAATGAGAAATCAACACCCGAGTATTTAAAGAAATACCCGTTTGTAAGTGTTTGTACTCCCACGTTCAATCGCCGCCCATTTATTAATGCGATGATTACATGTTTCAACGATCAAGATTATCCACAGGACCGTATGGAGTGGATTATTATTGATGACGGAACCGATCCGATTGAAGACCTCATCGCCTCACACCCGAGGGTGAAGTATTTTAAATATGAAACAAAAATGACACTTGGAAAGAAGCGCAACCTTATGCACGAGAAGTCGC